CCCCCCCCCCCCGCTTTTGGGGGGGCGTATTTTTTACAGCACCTTTAGTTCTTCTCCATCTCGAATTACATAGACGCATTTATTGTCAGATGTTATTAAAATCGTATTGTCATATCCTAATTCTCTATACTGATTCATTTTATATTTAATAACACTAATAGCGTGTTCATCAGTACATGTTGAAAATCTATTATCGATAACAATCTTAGGCGTTCCTAAATTTGGCACCGCTTCAATCAACCGCTTATCTAACCACTTAAAAACACCGTCATCGATTCGATTTGGGAGTGCTCCGCCACCTCCGTTGATTGTCTTCAACTCCCAATAATCACCTGCAATGATCATGTCCAGATTCTTTCGATTTGCTTCTTCTGGAAGAACCTTCAACTTAAACCCATGGTCTAAATTTAATGCAATATAGCCATCTTGTTCATGATTCTCTTTTTTCTTTTTCCATTGACGATTGGTCAAATCCGAAATGTCTACGCCAAAATTTCCACTTCGCCCAACCCCAGTACCAACGCCGCTATTGAGCCACTTGAAATCTCTTCTCTCACATTCAGCGACAATTGCGGAACGGTTCTCCCATACAGGCTCAAGACCAATTGTGTTAGCACACTCGACCCAGCGGGCGTACATCTCATCAGGGTCATATCCTTCGATAGTTGTCTTCTTTGTACCCGGAACGATTATGCAGTCGCACCGAAGATGAAACTTATGACCAGCTCCGCCTGCGCTAAATTCGGACTCGTAATCAAAGCCACGTGTTGAAAGCATGAAGCAAAAACCACAGGTTTCCGCACCGGATGGAACTCTCGCCCACCAAATCTTTGACCTAAGTGCGCTTCTGTGCATGTTGATGTTAGCTTCACGCTTAACATAGAACCGAGTAAGCGCAGTACAAGCGTCAATAAACTTCTGGTTATTGCCGTCAACTAAGTCTTTTGCAAGGTAGTGAACTTTTTTCTCAACTAAACCCTGTTCAATAGTCTGATGATAACGAAACCTTGCCTTAATACCCTCTGCTCTTACTATCTCATCAAACAGCTCTCCTGCAATCTCTCCCGCTTGAGGAGAAAAGGCGTTGAGGGCTTGTTTTATTGACTTAATAGCCATGTTGCGAAGCTCTGCTACTGAAGAGTTAGGATTAGCAGTTCTGAGCGCATCATAATAGTCAGACATAAATTCAGCCGCATCGTCTGCGGCTGAATCAAGCTCTTTTCTGTATCGAGCAAGTCTATCCTTGTTTACCCTCATCAATTACACCGTCCAGCAAGTCTTGATTATCAGCTGGGGTCTTTGTAGCCTTAGCCGCAAAGCGTGCCCTAAGAAGCTCTTGTGCTGACGCTCTTTCCCTGTCACTTTCAAGCCTTTGAACTTGGTCATCAGTAAAGCCCAGTTCCTCAAGAAGAATCTCAGAATTAACAATCCATGGGACAGCCTGGGCAATTTTGAGCATGGAATCAGCCTGGGAAACGATTGACGGCATCGCAGGATTGCGCCATTTAGCCGTGATATTAGGCTCTGTTGTAAGCACCTCAGCAAATGATATGTTTCTCTTAACTGCCAACGCCATAAGAGCAATATCTCGAAGAGCTTCACCGTTGTCGGCGTTGAGGTTTTGAGCGTCAACGACTAAAGGCTCTTTTGCGGCGTAGATTGCTTCTGCTGAACTTGGGTTATCAGATACAATTCCGAGCTCTGAGATTGGAACATTGGTCTCAGCGGAAAAACGAGCTGCAAGCGAGCGCATATAATCAATGTGTGGCTGCATTGAACCCTGCTGCAGCTGTCCAAACGTTGGGGTATCACCATCGGCGTCTTTTGAGACCGCAAAGATTGAACCAATATAGGCATCCCATTTTGAGAGCTTGTTGAGAGCGTCTGGGTCAGCTCCAACAAGGTACTTCTGAGGTGCCGTCATAAACTCAGCCGCAACTTCAGCACGTACACTCGAGCGCATTGCATCATCAGTCAGATCCATAACGGCTCGAGAAATACGTGACTTACCAAACGGACGGTCGAGCGTAGCTTCATAGACCAAAGGCTCCATGAGACATCGGCCCATTCCATGCGGAATGTATTCAGCAACCCAGCGAGTCGAGTCGAGTGGTCTACGGATGCGGATAATATCGGTATCGGTAAAGACATTAATCCACGTTGGGGCATTTCTATGGTTTGGCCTGTTATCACGATCAACTACGACAATGCCAGCCTGAATACGGTGTAAACGTTCATCCCAAAGAGCTGCGGCTGATACTGCAGAATATGCAGAAATAATAACCGCTGGTTCTCCCGCGTCAACATCTCCAGCAGTAACCGTAAGAAATGCACATGAATTTCTAAGCTGGCCTTTAACGGCCTTACGATAGCGTCGCTTGAGGGCGTTTTCACGAACAATAGCCTGTAATTCCTTGGCAGTATCCTCATCCGTGCAAGTAAAACCATCGAACTGAGAACGGTCAGCAAGAGCGTCTACAGCCTTTGCTGGCCATGAAATAGCCTGCTCCAAATTTCTTAAGCCGTCAGGTACCGAAATACCGAGCTGCTGAGGCTTAATATGCATGAGATAGTAGCCGTCACGCAAACGATTACGTGCAAGGGTCTTTGAGTAAACTGCACAGAGATTTAAAACTGTCTGCCTATCTTCTTTTCTCAGTCCAGCCGCTGTTGCAATTGCAACAGGAATAATTCCAATTGTCACCAGACTACCTGCTTTCTAGCTGGGTTTCGTTTAGTGGTCCTAACGCCATAAAGTGCAAGTGCCGCAGACTCAGCAGCGGTACACGTTGCTTTTGGAGAATCTCCAAATCCAAAGCCACCGTTATTTCCAATTGCACGCCTGGACGAGCCTGTAACAGACTCGTCCAGTGCTGGAGAGGGGACGTGACATATGCTGTGTGCTCCAACTTCATCAACAAATCTTGAAGCTGCTGCTACAGCCTGTTTTGTATCGCAAAGAACAATGCCCCGCTTTGGAAAACGTAGCTCCTGCAAGCGTTCAGCTAGCTGAGTTGCGCCAGAACGGCCATCAATAACCACGCATGCAATGCGGCTCTCACGTTCCTTGATCCATTGAGCGAGGTTTTGACCAGCACCATAAGCGTCTGCGATATCAACGAGCTCAACATAAGCTGTTGGATTATCTTGCTGAGTTAGAGCTGCTGAAATTGCTACTTTCTTGCCATCAAGCGAATACTTAATACCAAAAGCAAGAAGACCATCGTCATAAGGCTCTTCTGTTATGCACTCATTCCAGTCATTTGCATTGACGATATACTCAACTGAAGTATCGAGCGTTGACCACCAACCAAGACGCTCACGAGCAAATCCATCTTTTGTCATCTGATGCCATTCATTGAGTACTGCTCTTTCCGTAATACGAGAGCCGAGGGCCGGATTAGTCTCATAAGCAAGGTCGAGTGCTTCTTCATCGCTGGTGCCCTCTCTCGGAACCGCTTTTGCGGCCCATTCAAGCCACCAAGCCTCGCCAGGACTGTCGGAGTGAGCTGTATCGTGCATTCGTTTGAATACCGTTCCTCTACAGGTTGGGTCTGGCGGAGTTCCAATGTAAATGACTTGAGGAGAGCCATCTTTAGATGCAGAGACTGTTGGCAAAATGGCATTCAGCTGAGCATCTGTAAGCTCTTGTGCCTCGTCAATAATAATGAGTGAGCGTGTACCTCCACGCGCCTTTGATGTGGTACGTGTCGAGAACTTAAGCCTTCCGATTGCGCGTTTGCCGCTTTTATAATGTCCACAATCAAAGAGCAAATACTGCTTTCCGGGCTGCCTGTAAGCCTTAAGAAGAAGTTCAGCTAAGTCTGGATACGTCTCATCGTCCGTAAAAAGGTTCACGATCATATCAAAGAACTCATCAACGGTATCTGCATTGTGAGCTGAATAGACAACGTCCATTCCACAAATCGCCGCACACCAAATACCGTAGAGCCGTGCGGCAAACGATTTACCATTTTGACGTGGCTTTGCTGCACCAATAGTTTCAGCCGCCGGCATACCTTTAGCGTCTTTAGCCATATAAAGTTCAAGCTCGTATTTTTGCGCAGCGTCAAGCTTAAACCCGTAATGAGAAAACATGTTTATGCAAGCTTTTGCATCAGAATGATGATATTTTCCAATGCGTTCAAAGGTCGGTTTTTGATTTCCAACACGTTTCTTACGCCTTGGCATCACGAGACCTCTTTGAGGTATGTCTTTCTGGCTCGTTTAGCGGGGCTTGGCTTTTTAGCTGCAAGTAACTTCTCTTTTTCCATTACGTCGACTTCGTCAACTACCTGGACGAATGTCTTTACAATGGCTGCAAAATCACGGCCAGACTCACAATCATCTAGCTTCTTTGCCATAGTTATCTGCAATGCTTTATAGATGTCATACCGACTGCCTTCTCTACAAATAGTGACTAGTTTCTTGGCCATCAAGACCTCCTTTCAGGCTCACTTCACTGTGGAAAATTTGAGGGTTCGCTATATTCTGACTATGCCAAGGGGCGTCTTTTTGGGGCTGTGGGAGGGCATACCCCCCTACCACAGACGCGTTCTTACAATGGGTAGTGCATTACCCTTAAGCTCGTCCATCATGCGGTTACCGCGCTTCTGGTTGCATATGCGGTGCGCCGCTTTAACGTTCTCTGGGTCGCATGCGGCAGCCCGTCTTTGTTCAAGAGGTAGCCTTGAAACGGGTACAACCTCATCCATCTCGAAGCTCATCGGGTCACCCGCAGGAAGCGAGTAATCGATTGGCATACCGCAAATGTGACACGGTTCTTCTCTTGCAATCATCTGCTTTCGCAACTGATCTCTAGCATATGAGCGTCTGATGTTGTAACTCATTTGCTCACCTGCCTAACAAAAAAGCGCCCTGGCTTATAACCAGAACGCTTATTAGTTCCTTTGTTGCGTAAATCGCTACAGTACATAATATCACAAAACACCGCGCAAGAGTGCGCAAGAGTACGCAGAACTTAATTTCTCGAGTTCTCCATATCTTTACGAATGAGTTCTTTGATGTAAGCATTTTGCTTCTCTTGCTTATTAACCCACTCATAAAGCTCATACTCACCAGGATAAAACCTAAGCTGTTTAATCTTCACTGAACGCTTGATATATGCAGCGGTAGCTTTCTTTTGGGCTTTACTTACAGCCATGCTGTCTCTTTTCAATCAGAAAGATTATGAGCTGACCAACAACCGCACCAGCAACAATCGCTCCAAGAAGACCAACAAAACTAATTGTAATCATCTTGACCTCCATCTATACTAGATACACCTCTCGCAGGGGATTACTTTCGTAACCCCCTTTGAGACTGTCTAGGACTTCTTAAAATGCTTACCTGGCCTTTGAGAAGTCCTTTTTCTTTGCAAGCGTTGAATAATAAAATGACTTATTACGTTTGCTAAGACAGTAACAAGGAATGCTTCAAACAACTTACCTCCTTTCCCCTTGTTGCTATCTATTATTATAGTACATACTATATATATTGCAAGCATAATAGGCAAAATATTATTTATTTTTCAAGAATTTCTCGATATAATTCTCCTCATCGATTGTTTTAAATACTTCACGTTCTAACTGCTGAAGCGTTCTTACGGGGGTAAGAAGTCTCTCAGATACATCACTCCACGTTAAGCATTGAAGATAACGCCATTGAAGTAAGTCAGCATAGATAGAGCTACTCATTAATTGACATATGCCACCGTCTCCGAGTTGGCTAACACCATAAAGCAGCGTGTAGGCATCATTGATATAGTCATAATTGTCATTCATTCTTTTAGACAACAATGCTTCTAGATCTATGCGTTTATCCACTTTTGCCATCGGGTCTTGATTTGAGCCCTTGCCCCCACCAGCTGAATATGATTGTGCTTTTGCTCCTTCGGTCTCTTGAAGGCTCATAATTTGCTGTAATGCTCTGGTGTTTTCTCTCGACGCTTCTGCTACACCGTGAAAAAACTCTGACGCGGTTAAACCACTGTAATCCATAATTCTCCAAACGTATCAACGTTTAGTTAGAGTAGTTATTTAAATTATATGATTTAGCTGGTTTGATAGAGAGTTTTCAACATTATGTATACAAGTTTTCTACACCTTATAAACATTATTGTATTGTTGAGCGGAATAATCTCTAATTTTTTATAGGAGGGGGCGCAACCGGTACGCTTGCGAGCCTTTCTCCGCCGCTTTGCGAAATTGCTTTGCGTGCAATTCGCAAGCTGCTTGCTTGCTATACCGTTACGTTTTTCGATAGAAAAGCGAAGCAAGTATAGCATATTGAAATTCGCATAATGAGCGTATCGAGCGTAACGGAATTTATTGAGCGCTACCAACAAAATCTACATAATTTTTAGCCTAGTTTTTTTCAATTTAGGGGTCTCAGATGACTCCAAGACCCCTTTGAATAGGCTCTACCCAACTAATAAATAATTTAACTAGTCTTTAGAACGGAATGTCCGAATCGTACAGCTCTTCTTCTGGTGCCTGTGGTGCAGTAAATGATGGCTGGTCCTGCAATGCGGTAGCCGTTGTTTGAGACTTTGAAAGGAACTCAATCTCCTCTACAACAACCTCTAGTTTGCTGCGCCTCTGGCCGTCTTTTGTTTCCCATGAGCTGTAATGCAGCTTTCCGTCAATGGAAACCTTTGCGCCCTTAGAGATAAAGCGTGAAAGAGCTTCAGCACGCTGTCCAAAAACAATGCAGTCAATGAAGTTTGGAACATTCTCCCATTTGCCTGTTTGCGGATTCTTACGGCGATCATTAACAGCAACACCAAAAGAAAGGATATTTGTTCCTCCTGCAGTAGAACGGAGCTCCGGGTCACGGGTTAGGTTTCCAGAGATATTAACGTGGTTAATTGACATATTGAACTCCTAAAAGTACTTATCGATTATCTTCTCGACATCCATTACACGAGGTGAATATGAGTAATTAGACATTTCCCAGACGAGAAACTTATGTGGAAAGCCTCTAATGTCATCACCATATAGAACTGAAACCCAGTTACCTCGAGACTTGAAATAAATGTGCTCAACACAAGCGTTGCTGCGGTCAGTCCACGTCTTCCCATAAAGCTCTAGAGCGTCACACAACTCTTGGCAGTACTTACTTCTCTCCATGTCTACCAAGCACCTCCAGAATCTCTTCTGGCGTCTTAGGCATTCCCGCTTCAGACGAATAATCATCTATCGAATGAATAATAGAAACCTCAAGCTTTAATGGAAATCCTCTTGTGACACCATACTCAATGCCACTTGGCGTTACGTAGTAAGAGCACAAACAACAAAGTACTGACCCATCATCTAATGGAATCCAAGTTCGCTCAGTAGTAAATCCAGAATGGTCTTCCCAAGGAATATTTTGAGCGTCAAGCAATCTGCGTAGATCCTTTGTGACTTTAGAAATAGCCATGCTATTGTCTGCCTTTCTTTAATTGTCTGATAATTACTTCTTATCTAGCACTCACTAAGAGATAAAAAGAATTTCCAAGTTGAACGAACGTTTTTTGTAGAAGTCAACTTGAATAAAAATTGCTAATTGCAACAAATTGCAACAAGCCTTTAAAGCATGGAGCGATTAGAAATCTCTTTGTTCAATGGTTCTCAGAGCGTCTCCAAACGCTTCTGCCGCTCCCCTGTCACGTCCAGGAAGCAAATGAGAATAAATCCTCAATGTCGTTGCTGGGTCGGCGTGGCCAAGACGCTCTGAAAGAGTCTTTAAGTCAACACCGCTAGCCAAACACCAAGACGCGTGAGTATGTCTGAGTGAGTGGAAGGTAATGCCTTGAGGTAGCTGGAGAATGCGTCTCATACGTGTAAAGGACCTCGAGACGCTCGTAGGACGCATGTAAGAGCCATCAAGACTAATTAACGGTGTAGAAGACTCTACAAAGGCAATATGAGCTTTCTGAAGCTTCATGTAGTCGCTAATGAAGCTAATGTCTGAGTCAGTAATAGCTATGTTTCTTGATCTCTTGCCCTTAGTTGATTCTCGCCTATATGGCTTTCTATAAGACTCTTCAATGACGGTACCAGACACGTGAATATGCTTATATAGCATGTTTACATCGCTGTATCTAATAGCACAGACCTCACCACATCGCATACCAGTTACCAACGAAAGCCAGGCTGCAAATGCGCAAACAACACGGGAGTTAAACTCATTCTCTTGAATGGCTGTAGTAATCCTGGAGTTGATAAGAGTACTAATCCCAGCAAAGCCCCATTCTTCAATAGAAACAGCTTCATGTACTTCCCTGGACGGCTTGGCGACATTGATAAGTGGGTTATAGTCGCATATTCCAGCGGAAACAAAGTAATTGTACGCACCTCTCAAAAACTGATGCAGGTTAATTACGCTGTTTCGAGACAAACCCTTCTTCAATAGATCCTGCTCAAAAGAGGTAAGTAAAGAGGACGTAACACTCCTTACGTCCTCTTTGCCAAGCCGTCCATTGATATGGTTTCTAATGAAACCTTCGTGCTGCCTTGTAGTGTTAGGACTCGCGCCGTTCCTACGCTTAATCGACACGTATTCAAGGAGTAAATCCGTAAGCTGAGTGCTTTTAACTTTACCGTCAGATGTAATGTGAGAAGCCCACATACTGGCTAATTCTTCAGCTTCTTTCTGCGTTTTAGCTGCAGGAAAACTTGCGTATGGCTGAATGATTTTGCCGTTGAGATTCCTTCCCAAGTAAAGTCGACAGCACCAAATGCCGTTCGAATTTTCCCTGACTTTTATGGTGCGGTTCATTAGTAACGCTCCATGTAACAGCCTTTGAAGCGTCTCCACTCAAGAATTAAGCCAATCGCATTCGCTTTTCTTGAACCGTCGTATCCGAGAGTGATGCCCTCGTCCTTTGCGACTGCCTTGATCTCCTTCATTGTCATCTTCTCAAGACGTTCTCTGTCATCTGCTTCTTTAGGGTTCATTAGTGTCTATCTCCCAACTGCAACATTGCGCCCAAATAGGTCGCTAGACATATAAATGCAGCAATGAGCACTGTATATACAAGTGCAGGTGTCTTGTTAAAGTCACCAGTTGCGGGTAGTACAGCCTTTTTCTTAGTCTTCTTCACTGGCTTAGCTTGCTCTGGCTCTGGCTGTGGTTCTGGTTCACCATCCTGTGGCGTTGGCTGTGGCTGTGGTCCTGGAGTTGGCTCTGGGGTAGGTGGAGTCTCCGGCTCTGTTGGCTGTGGTCGATTATCTCCATTGCCGGTGCCGCCGCTGTCCTGGCTAACGTATTGATAGCGTGAGCTTTGCGTTGTCTCGCGGCTCTTTAGCTGGATAGAGTTCGAGGTCGTCTCTGTACCTTCTGTTTCGTAGTACATGAAGTATTGAACGCCTTGGAAATCAACGCTGGACAAGTCCCACGTGAAGCCGTTGCCGTTAATTGCTGGCTCGGGAACGCTCACACGCACCCAGCTTGTGGGGTCAATGTTGCTGTATGCGTCCATATGAACGCGATAGAGCCTAAATGAGCCAGGAATAATGCGTGTACCCTCTTGCGCGGTGTCTTCGAGTACAACGTTTGTGAGGTTGTCCGCTGCGTGGTTGAGTCGTACTGACCACTCTACTGTTCCGTGGTCGGTTTTGACGCCCCACTTCGCAATGACTTCGTGCTGGATAATGCCGTAGTGGCGTGTCTCAAAGCTGGTCTCGACGACCTGTCCCGTAGCTTCATCAATGAGCCTTAGCGTGGTTGTTCCTGCCGCTGCGTCAGCCTTAACGTGTGCCGCAAGCCAAAGCGTGCCCTGCACGTGGTCTTTGCCTTCAACCCATGATGTGTAAGTGATCGTGACATGTCCAGGAGTAACTTGTGCCGTTGCCATTACCTCGCCGTCTGGCGCGTAAATGTTAAAGCTGGCTGCGTTAGTTGCTGGGAAGTCGAGAATGTCCGGAATGCCGAGCGAGAATGTATCGCCCTCGTGAACTTCACCTTGTGCTTGCCAAGAAGCCGTCAAGTAAATGTCTTGGTTCGTGTATGCCGAGGTTAAGTCCTGCTTGTTTTTGTCCGTGACCTTAAAGCCTGTAATCGTGGTTGGTACTGTTTGCGCTTGTGCGAGAACTGGCACACATACC